TACAGGGGAGTTCCAAAGGCACTAATGTACCTAAAATTCTGGAGGTGTTAGGGTTCTGTACTGGTTGCTCCGCAATCAGAACCTAAATTTAGGAGACTAGCAGGTTTCTGAATGGTTTGGAGTTATTATTGAGTGTATATTAGGGAGTCTTGAAAATAGTAGGTTATGGAAGGTTTCCAAAATAGATGTAGGGGAGTCTTCAAAATAGGGGCAGGCCTTAAGCCTTGTTTTGGATTGTCTTGATTTTATTTCCTCGGACAGCGTACCCCCTTCCTTTGACAGATTTGTCAAGTCATTGTGAAGTAATGACCTCAATTTGACAAGGGTGTCAAGCTATGGTGTCATGGTGCTGTGAAATCTCCTGTAACCTTGTCTACGAAGTTTGGTGTGTTGGGCTCTAAGTGAGATGGACAACATTTTGCACGTGCCAAGTAGGTAGGTGAACCAGTTGGGGTCATTAGAATGATGTACTTTGGAAGTACCCCAGTTCTATCTCCTATCCGAAGGTGTATTCCTTCATAAATGAAGTATAGCATACTTTTTGACATCTGTCAAGTACTTTTGTATAATCACTTGACATTTGTATAATTGTGTGCTATATTGTTTATATGATTAAGGAAAGTAAGCGTAAGATTGTCCGCAACAATCAGATTAAAAGACTTAAGGATGTACCTCTTAAGGTGTTTTCAGGTGAAACAGAAATACCCCAGACTTCCTTTTTGAAGGATGAGAGTATTATTGTACCTGTTCCTGAGGGTTATAAGCCTGAGAAGTTTGTTAAGGAAGTGATAGCTGACCAGCTGGATATGTTCCCTGATGGGTTGGATAAGGATGGAGCTGTTAAACAGAAGGGGTATACAAATCAGCAATATGCGGCTGCTGAGATGTTTTATAGGGGAGCAGGTATTACAGATGCTGTTAGGTTAGCAGGTTATGATGACCATAATATAAATGCTCCACAGAGTCTTAAGAGTTCTACAGGGTTTAATAATGCATTATATAATATTGCTAATAGGTATGGAGATGTGCTCACAAAGCTCATATCAGAGTTGGCGCAGAGAGATATAAGTCATTTATCTACATCTGAGTTGGTTAGGAGTATTCAGGTTATTGGGTCACATCATCTTAAGACAGCAGAGCACTTCCATAAGGTTGCCAAGGATAGTAAGGTTATGGGTAATAAGATGTCCAAGTTCTTTGGGGCTGATTTGACAGATGTGTCATTCCAGCAATTAGAGAATTCAAGAACAAAAGGACTAGAAATGTAATATGACTGAATATGAAATAGAAGAGCAAAGGGTATATGCAGAGATAGAGGCTAATCCAAGTCTAGCTCAAGACCAATTCTGGAGACTTAATAATCTCTATTGGATTATCTCTAAAAGAGGAAAGAAGAGCTTGTTTAGAATGAACAGAGCTCAGGAACATTTCTATAGAAATAATTATACATTCTTTAAGAGAATTATTGTGTTGAAATCACGTCAGCTTGGGTTTACTACTCTTATGGCGTTGGTGCTATTAGATAATACTCTCTTTAACAAGAACAAGCATGAGGTGTTCATTGCCCACACACAGAAGGATGCCACGAACATCTTTATTAACAAGGTTAAGTTTGCTGTTAATAACATCTATCCTGACATAAAGGAGTTTATTAATGTTATACAGGATACACATGGTAAGTTGCGTATTGGGTTTGCTGATAATTCAGAGTCTACTTTCACAGTAGCTCTTTCTGCACGTTCTGGAACAGTTCATGACCTTCATGTATCAGAGTTAGCTAAGCTTTGTGCTACATTTCCTAAGAGAGAGGAGGAACTTATGTCTGGAACTATCCCAGCTGTTCCATTTGACGCCCGTATTGTAATTGAAAGTACTGCGGAAGGTGTGCAAGGTACATTCTATGAGATGTTTAGCTCTGCGCTAAAGAAACTAAAGGAGGGGAATAAGTTCACAGCCCTAGAGTTCTACCCAGTATTTTATAACTGGACATGGGATGACTCAGAATTGGCGTTGATGAAGGATTTATGTATACCTGTACATGAATTTGAGCAGTGTACAGAGCTAGATTGGCTTGTATATCAGATGGAAAATGAACTATCAGACCTAGAAATGAACTATTACTATAATAGATGGCTCTCTTTGTCTAAGAATATAAATAAACTACAGCAAGAGTACCCAACAACAGAGATGGAGGCGTTCGTAGCATCGGGTTCTCCATTCTTCCCATCTAAGAAGCTGCAGAATGCATTTGAATACGCTCCAGATGTTGTAAGATGTGAACTATTGACAGGAGAATTAGTTCCGTCTAACTCTACATTTGCACCTGTATATCAGGTAAAGAAACCAGAGAAGCATGTTGAGTATATAATTGGAGGAGATACCTCGGATGGTTCTGCATCAGGTGACTACCAAGCATTATCTGTTCTCAATACACATACAGGAAACGTAGATTGTATATACAGAGCACACGTAGATAAGTTCCAACTAGCTAATGATGCAATAGCACTCGGGAAGATGTATAACAATGCTCTTGTAGCAGTGGAAACAAACAATGGAGGTGGATATGTATCAGATGAAATGCTGAGATTAGGATATGAGAACATATACTTCAATACAAGACTCGATTCTGTGTCAAAAGAGACAAGTAAGAAGTTTGGATGGACAACAACAGAGAAGTCACGCAAGTATGCATTGGAGGAATTTAAGAAACAATTCACGATAAAGAAATTATACTATCCACGTATACTCCTATCAGAAATGTTTTCGTTTGTGATTAATAAGAAAGGTAAACCAGAAGCTGCGCCAGGAAAGGACTCACATGATGACCTTGTAATGGCAACTGGAATAGCATACGCAGTAATGCGTGAATGGGGTGTTGTGTCAAAGGTTGATGAGAATAAACTTGAAGAAAGACAAAAAGTATTATTCCCAGATTAAACACTTGACAAATTAAATATTTATGATATAATAATAACATTATGAAACTAACAAAGAATCAAGAAACTATTGATTTCGTGAATGGGAAGCATGATGAAATGAAGAACTGGAAGTGTCGTGTACGATACGATAAGTTACTTGATGACATGGAGGCTAATCTCATTGATACTGCTTCTGGTATACTGAATAAAATTAATGGTGCAGATAGAGCACCTGCTTATTTGTATGGATGGGGTGATAACGGAATGATTACACAAACATTACAAATGACTCGACCAGAGAGTTCTGTGAAAAGCGTTATCCCAAGAGAGCCTTTTGCTTTTGGAAAGATTATGATTGCCACATCAGTACTTGGCTCTAATCTTCCTAACGGAACATTTACAGCATCTGATAAACTCTATGCGAGAACTAATTACGAACTCTGGAAGAATTCGTGGGAACAAGAAGGAGGTAACGGTAAGGCTACACTTACAAACTTCTACCAAAGTGTTATTGGAAGTGGTTGGGGAGCATTTAGAACATTCCCTAACAAGATTACAATTCCACGTAAAGGTAAACAACCAAAGATTATATTTGATGGTATCACACGTGAGTGCTTGAATCCTCGAAGAACATTCCTAGGAGTCAACACAAACAACAGAGATTATTGGTCAAGAGGAGAGTGTCTCTACGAATATGATATTCCATATGAGGTATTCAAGAGAGCAATCAAAGGTGCTAAGATTGATGAGACAGGCCTGGATATGGTTACTGATGCTACAAAAGGAAAGTGTGTTACTTACAAGTATTACGAAAGTCTATTAGATAACAGAACTTGTATTACTTGCGGAACGTATTGTCTCTATGATGGAGAACTTCTTAACTCAGATGGTTACAATACAATCCAGTGGGCAAACTTCATGGTACGAGATACAGAAGACCCATACGGCGTAGGACTCTATGAACAAATTAGAGGAAACGCAGCTATTGCTGATGAACTCAACTCACTCACTTATGAGGAGGTTGTAGCTGAAATTGCTCCACTACTATTTGCCAGGACAACTGGTGGCGGAGGTGAAATGAAATACAAGCGTGGTAGTAATGTGGTTAACCCACTTAACGCCGCATCTCAGATTGAGGTAGTTAAGACATCAGGTAATATAGAGGCATCTTCGAGATTTGCCGACCAACAGAAGTTAAATGCAGAATCAAACACTGGAGTTAACAATATTCTTGCTGGTCAGTCAGGAGAAAGTACACTTGGAGCAACAGTAATCCTTAAGGAAGCAGCTCTTAACAGACTTGTTATCCCGAGAAACAGTGTACTACGTGCAATAGAGGCAGACGCTCATGCGGTGTTAGCTCTCATAAGACAGAACTATTCAGAAGAAGACATTTATGCCTTCGAGGATAAGGAAGAATTTGAGGACTTTATTGCAACGAACCCAGACTACTTCACAGGAAATCACGCAGAAGATACAGGGCCAGATGGAAAACTAAGATACTTTGCGTCAATGTCTGTAGCAGTACCAAAATCATTTGAGTACGATGCAGAGACAGATGATATCAAAGAACTTACATCACCGTCTAACAACTATATCAGCGAGATGTATGGAGATATGACAGACCATGGTATAAGTAGACAAAAACTAAATATATCAATTGACCCTAACTCGATGCTATTGCCTTCTGAGGAAATGAAGAAACAGAGATTACTTGAAATTCTACCAGTCATTAAACAAGCATGGCTAGAAATTATGCAAGTGGTCAAAGTAGACCCAGTTGCTGCGAAGGGGCTATCGAAGATGCTTATCTACATGCTCGAGGAACAAAAGATTAACCCTTACGATGTATTCCCAAAGGATATATTTGATTCACTTCAAAGGGGTGACCTTGCAGCACCGCCTGCTCCTCCAGAAATGGTAGATGAGGCATACGGAAATATGCCAACCGACAACAATCTCCCACAGATAAATAACCCAATGACGAATTCGATTGATTCATCAATGGGCCAAGCAGCTAATATAGAGAATGTTGCTGGAAGAGGATTACAAGAATAACTTATATAAGCGAATATGGACAAGACATCACATCTTGCCATGTCCCTTGTCGCTGGGGGTAACTACGAAACTATTTTAGCTGTGCTCGAAGCACTCAAAATGAAACCAACAGTTCATACTCAGGAGACAGATAGGGACACGGTAATACAAGCGGCGAAGCTAGATGCTCAACAAGAGCTAATCGTAGCATTCAAGGACATCTGCCAAGCTTATTTACCAAACTAATATGTCAAAAAAGAAAGGAACAGAAACACTATACGGAAAAGGATTCTCAGTATCTGCGAACTATAGCAAAGAAGCTAAGAGAGACAAGATACTGAAATTCAAGACAAAAAGATTTGATGAAGAATTTGAAATAACATTAGGAGACGTAGTAAATCTCTGTGTTACATTCTTCAATCAAGAGGACGCAGCACCGCTTAGATTTAAGCATAGCGTTGTTAAGATGACTAACGTTGAAAGACAATTAGTCTTAACACCAGAGAGAGACATCAAGGCTGGAGAAGAACTGAGACTCAGTTATTCACATCCTATGCCACTCGAATGGGCTATAGCAGAAGAGGCCGCAAAAAGATTATCTGTAGATGCTCCACATAAATACTTTGAAATATCTGATAAAGATTATGATAAGTTAAAGAAGGAAATCTCAGAGAGTCACAATGCGTACCTAGAGATACAACAAAAATTACAAGACAACAAACCTGAACACGAACAGGAATAAACCGTGAAAGTTATGTCAAACGAACAAGAAACAAATCAAGAATTAAAAGCTGATGCTAAATCAAAAGCAGCACAGTCAGTAAGTGTAGAAAAGCATGGTGATATAGATAAGGATGGTTGGGAGAAGCAATCAGAGGAATATTTCTACGAAGGTAAGTCTTATAAGAACTTTATCAAGACACTAGGCGTAGAAAATCCAGAGCCAATCACAACATTCCTACAAGAATATCTTCCTAAGGAAGAAGGTTACAGAATCTTCTGGGAAGTATACTCATCTACATCTGAGAACGGAGCGAAGATTAATGTAATGCTTCCACTCAGTATCGCAAAAAAGGATACAGAGCAAATTACAGACTTCTATCTACAGCAAATGCGTTGTGTAGTCCACAGCTTTAGAATCACAAACATTGAACGACCAGAAGATTCTAAAGAACAAATACTTAACTCTATTACAAAGCTTAAGAGCTTCTATAACAAGAGATAATATGTCCAAGTCAGCTAAGAAAACAACGAAGCTAGCGAAGAATAATGAAGGAATGGTAACGACAAAGTTAAGTTATCAAGAGCGAGCAGGATTAGTTACAATCATGAACATAGATGCATTCCGATGTAGTCTCAACGACGCACTAGCTGCTGTCGATATCAGAGATAAAGTTGGAATCACTAGAGAGATGATATTAGGAATTGGTGGAACTATTAATCCTGAAACAGGAGAAGTATCACTTCCAATCTTAAGACTAGGAGAACTCGACATTGAAATCGAAATTCCCGTAACATTAAATGAATACATCAAGGAGTTCTGTGGGCGAATCGACCAATCGAAAGCGGTCGCTCCATCAGACACAAATTTAATCGCTATCATGAAAAAGTATTTAACCAAGTAAAAACACTTGACAAATAATTTTTTTGTGATATAATACAATAATAATCAGTTCGCAACTGTCAGCAGCGTATGGAGAATGAAATAGAAAATATGTTTCTAGCCGATATTGAAAGTAATATGGCAGAACAGGGATTAGAGTACAGAGGTAACGTAAACACAACTGACGTCGTTACACCTGAATCTTCGCAAGAAGTATTGTCAGAGGAGGATGTCGAAGCTGTTATAACAGAAGAGACACCAGTCGCACCAGTAGACTCAGACTTGCCTAAACGGGCAGAGAATGAGCCCGACTATTTGTATCAAGGCAGACTTAAGCTCAAGGAACTCTATGAGCAAAAAAAAGTAGCCAAGTCAGCAGAGGAAGTGGCAGAAATAAAAGACGAGATAAAAGACACACGCAAATCAATGGGTATGGCTTCAAGAGTATTCGCAAGAAACAAAGAAGTATATGACCCGTATGAAATACTTAATGGATATACAGACCCAGATGAATTGGATGACCACGCAAACAGAGTAGATACTCTAGCCAGAAACGCAGGTTATATCAAAGCTGATGAAGTACAAGCTATTATAGAAAATAACGAACGCACACGGGAGTTGAAAAATAGTATCAACACGTTGGTCGTAGATTTCTTTGAAGCACATCCTGATAAGTATTCTTCTGACGAAGAGAGCGGTGAACTTATGTTCGTTCTTGAGAACCACTTCAATATCGAGAAGTTTTACTCTCCAGATACTCCTAGGGAAATTAAACGTGTTATGCTTGAACAAGCACACAACATGATTTATCCGAACGATACTCCAAAAATACTTAACCTAAACAGGAAAGTACAGGAAACAGCTGAGCGAGATGGGATTAAGATTGCAGCAAACCTAAAGGGAGCAGCACCTACAACCCAAAGCAATACAGGTCACCAAGTACTGGAAAACATTACAGGTCAAAACATAGACGACTTCGTGTCATCTATTATAAATAAATAACTATGTCATTTAAGAAAATAAATTATGTTATCGCTTGCGACAACCTTAAGAAAGACAAGGCATCTTCAACAGTTATCACTGTGCAGCAGCTTCTTAAAGTAGACCAATCAGCAGGCGAAGTAGTCGCAGCTGTATCAGGTGATACATTCTTGGAAATGGTTGCAATTGAATCTATTGCAGCAGCAGACGCTCGTACAGATGTAACAGTACAGCAAGTCCGTTTGGGAGACAAGTTCCTCGCAACACTGACAAATAACTCTAACTCGGCTCATAACGACCAATTGATGGTATTGAGCGATTCATTAACAGTAAACAACACAGGTACTAACTCAACATCAGGAGTTGTTCGTCAGCTTTACACAGTTGGTGCAGCCGCAGATAAGCTTGCAGTTGTAGAAGTTGTAGCAGCAAAATAATAATATATGAATACTACAGTACTTAACTACCAAAACATTATCGAACCTACTGCAAAGAAGTTCTATACAGTTATTGGTGAAAAATCATCTGCTCCAGAATACATGGATTACGTGTACTTCGAGAAGGTGTCTGAATATACAACAACTATTCAGGGAGGTGGTGGACTAGCTATGGCAGGATTTATCCAAGACGGTGGCATCCCAGTAAAGGACGCTCCAATCGTTGGATTCCGCAAGCAGTATACACAGCAACAAATTAGTGCTTCAACAGAAATCACATTCCAAACAAAATTGTTTGCATTTGATAAGGACGGAGCACAGCCAACAAAGGGTCAAATCGCTAAGATTTCATCTACTTTGGCTAAGAAACTTACTGACCTTGACAAGTCTTTGACTGACACAAAGGAATACTTTGTACAGCACTTCTTGGCAACAGGAGCTAACAACACTTTTACCTTTACTCCAATCGGAAACGTAGGAGCATTGGGACGCACAGGTTCAAACCTATGTATCGACGGTGTTAAAGCATGGTCAGCATCTCACCTTCGTGAGGACGGCGGAACAAACTGGTCAACAGTTATCGTTTCAGGTGCTACTACAAACCCTACACTGTCAATGACAGCAATGGAAGCAGCACACGTATTGCACGGTTTGAAGAAAGATATGCGTGGTCTTCCATACATGTCAACACTTGATACACTCGTAGTTTGGAAGAATACTGCTAATGAGCAACTCGCTCGTCAGCTCTTGAAGCAATTCGACAAGGATATCCAGCTTGGAACATTCGCTGATTCAATGAAGATTCCAAAGCCAAAGCTCATCACTTTGAAGCCATTCGGTATCTCAACAACATCACTCGCATGGGGTATGTTTGACTCTAACTACAAGAAAGAGGCATTCGGTATCCAGTTCTTCGAGGCATTGTCTAACGAGCTCGCTCCATCAATCTTGCAGCCAAATCAATCAACTACTTATACTGCTAACGCTGTATTCGAGGCTGGTTGGGCAGACGCACGTCCTTGGATGTGGTCAACAGGACAAGGTTCATAGTATTATCAGCACTTAATTGTGCTAGTAATCTTGTATCCTCTCTACCTTCGGGTGGAGGGGAAATCAAGGTTATTAGCCGATGTAACAAAACATTATGCGAACAGAAACACACTCAGACATTTCAACAGGCAAGTTTGACACAAGCGCATCGGGCGATTTAGAGCTCGTCGCAGGAGACACAACTCGTTGGATTTACATACACCACATTAACTGGATTAGAACAGCAAATACTACAACAGTAAAATTTAAGTATTCAGATGGAACTACAGAAGTAGACATCACACCTGCGTTCAAATATGATACAGCGGCTTTAGAGTCAACTCTCCCAGACGCTTCTACATATATCCGTATCCCACCAGGAAATGCATTCATCGTTGAAAACAGCGCAGCAGTTCAAATCCAAGGTCTTTATTCATACTCATTCCGCTACTAATTATGGAAACACAACTTCTCGACCAAGTACAAACACTCAGAGAGGAGCGAGATACTCTAATTGACGGTAATGCTGCATTGAAAATAACTAACGAAAACCTTTTATCTGATAAAGGGCTTCTTCTTGAAAACTGCTCAAGAATAATTGCAGACAAGAATGATGCACAGCAAAAACTGAAAGAAGCAAACGAAGCTCTAGCGTTATTCTATAAGAAATTTATCGATGAAACTAATAGCCTGACAAATAGTATATCAGAGCTACAAGTAAAAGAAAAAGAACTAGAAGCAAGAAACGCTAAGCTTACCGCAGAGATTGAGTCAAAAATAAGAGAAGGTAAAACAATATCAGATGCGGTAGATGCGTTCGACAGATGTATATCATCTGTTAGTACTCTATCAGCTGACTTTGAAAAAGTTTTCTACGGTCTTATTAATAAAGCAGAGCTCCTACCATTCGATGTTAGAGAGTGGCTTAGCCAGTACAACGACATCATGATTCAGCAGAAAGAGAGAAACGAAGAAGAGGCAAAGAAGAATCTTTCAAAAGAACACAATCTTATCGCTAGAGAAACATTCGCTAGAAGAAAGGAAAACGAAATTAAGGAACAAATAGAAGCAATTACCAACGCACAAAAAGTAAAGGAGGATAAATAATATGTCAAATGTACACACCATAAATTGGGACGGAACAGTACTCACACCAGAAGAGCTTTTGTTCGTTGAATCTGGTGGTATTTTGGCTGATTCAGCACCTACCGAGTTCCTCCAAATGGTTGGACATCAACTTGTTAATACTACACTCCCAGGCGGAGGCGGCTCTCCTGGAGGTTCATCTGGTCAGGTTCAATGGAATAATGCATCTAGTTTTGGTGGTATTTCATTGGTTACGTCAGATGGCACAAAGATGACATTTGCTACAAACGGTTTATACGCAGACAACGTAGTGGCTGGAAGTTCTGCTGGATTCTTAATAGAATCAAACAACGGAACAGATATCGGATTACTTGGAGCTGCTAACACTGCCAATGTAACTTGGTATGGTTCACACAACTTCTCAACACAAACTGCTGATACCATAGCAGGATTTATAGGTGCAGGAAAAACTCTTACATCTTTATCAACTGCTACATATCCATCTCTTACTGAATTAGCATATGTTAAGGGGGTGACTAGCGCAATACAGACACAGATAACAGCAAAGTTTACGCTTCCTTCTCTAACAGCAGGCTCAGTACTATTTTCAGACGGTACTACAATAGCACAAGACAACACCAACTTCTTCTTCGATAACGCAAATAACCGTCTTGGACTTTTAACAGCTGCTCCTACACACACACTTACATTAGCAACTGGGGGAATACTAGCTTTTTACAACACGGCTGACCAAACAACTAACTTTGAACGTGTCTTAGCAGAGTGGTCTAGTAACGTATTTAGAATTCAGCAAACCAACGGAGGAACTGGCGTGCAAAGACCAATTCGTTTTGGTAACACATATTATTTCCAAAGTGACCCAAGTGCTTCTGGTGGTAATCCGAAAATGTCTTTAGTTGGTTCAGGCTCAACAAGTACAAACTTCTTGAACATCGGTGGAGTTACATTCAACGGTGGAGCGAGTGCTGTACAGCATGGAGTACAGATTGCAAATACAGTAAACCAAACAAGCAACGCAGCTTTTACCGACTTGAGAATTGCTCGTACAGAATCTGCGACAGGAACAGGTGAACAAAGTTTCATAGTCGCACAGGTAGGTGGAGTCAGCAGATATCGAATAGACAATCTAGGGAACTGGATAATGTCAGAAAACACTTCAATGCAGTTAGACCCGTCACTATCTGCTGATGGTAAGTTTAACGGTATAACAAAGACAGGAACAGCAGGAGCAACACTTGCTTTCGGTGACTTGATTTATCTTGACCCAACAGACTCAAGATGGGAACTTGCAGATGCAAATGCAGCACAAGGAGCTGACGGAGACTCAAGAGGAATACTCGGAATCTGCGTACAAGCAGCAGCATCAGATGGCTCTGCAACAACAATACTTCTATACGGTACAATCCGTGCAGATAAAGCATTCCCAGCAATGACAATAAACAATCAAATGTATGTTTCAGAAACAGCAGGAGATATAACTGGAACACAACCAGCAACAACAGACGCAGTTATCCGAGTCGTAGGATATGCAACAACAGCAGTTGAACTATTCTTCTGCCCAAGCCCAGATTACATAACAAGAGTATAATATGAACCCAGTATTCACATCAGTAGGAACAGCAGTAGCATCAGCTGCGGCTATTAGCGTTCCTTGGGGTACACATACTGCTGATGACATTGGGATACTTGTCGTAGAAATATCTGGGAACAATTCACTTACTACTCCATCTGGATGGAACTTACTTGGAAACAGTACTGATGTAGCATCAACTGCTGGTTCAAAACTTGGTGTATACTGGAAAAGAGCTACAAGCTCATCAGAAGCAAATGCATCAGTTGCTGACTCTGGAAACCACCAAGTAGGAATGATATATGTATTTAGTGGATGCCCAAAATCTGGAACACCAGTAGATGTTATATTCGCAGACTCAAAGACATCTGCATCAACTACGGCAACTGCTCCAGCTGTTGAAACACAATACGACAACGACTTAATTGTTATAGTTGTAGGACGACCAAACGACAGCGCATCTACATCAGAATTTAATTCTCCTACGAACTCAAACCTTACATCATTAACTGCAAGAGGAGAAGCAGGGACTACTGATGGAAACGGAGGTGGATTTGGTTTGTTCACTGGTGTTCTTGCAACAGCAGGTGACTCAGGAACAACAACAATCACAAAAGCTACAAGCACAACAGATACATATGTAACATTTGCGCTAAAGCCAGCTGGATTGTCTATAGAAATTGACACAACACCATCGACTATATTCACAGTAGGAACTCCAACCGTAGAGTTTACTGGTTCTGATGACGAATCTGCAAACGACTTAGAATACAGAATACAGATTAGTGATAATTCTATATTCGGTACAGAATCAACCGTAGATTCATTCTCAGATACGGGAACAAGTGGTGTATACTTAGGCCCAGGACTAACAGCACAAGGACAATGCTTTACATGCTCGGCAACAACAAGACTGCAAAATGTAAAGATGAAACTAATATGTGCAAATGCGACTTTATTCGCTGGAACAATGTTTGCAAAGATTTATGCAATGACTGGTACTTACGGTACTTCTGGGAAACCTACAGGTTCGGCACTTGCTGTCTCAAATCCATTCGATATGTCACAAATATCAAATGCAGCATACGCAGAGTATACATTTACATTTCCACCAGATAGCCAGATAACGTTATCCTCATCAACATATTATTGTGCAGTAATTGAAACACAGAACGGTGACTCAACAAACTATTGGAATGTTCAGAGTAACTCAGTAGGAAGCCATAGCGGTAACTCTTGCTATTATTCATCTGGAACGTGGAACGCATTATCATCAACTGATGTACAATTTGTTGTTACTGGAATTGCTGACGATATCTTAATTGATTCGTTATCTGTTTCTGATTCTGGATTTCTTAATACAGTAAGCGGAGGAGATACACATCCATTCACAAGCGGAGATAAAATATCATATACAGTACAATCAGGAGATAATCTCTCAGATGGGTCATATTACATGCGTGCTGCAACAGAAGCTCCTTCTGGGTCTAGTGTTTATAGCGACTGGTCAACAACCACTGACTTCTCAGTAGCACTTGCTGTAAACATAAAAACAATTAATAACCTTGCTTATGCGAATATAAAAACGGTGAATGGCTTAGCTGTAGCAAGTATGAAGTCATTCAATGGATTAACTTAACAAAATAATAGTGCACATATGGCGTCGTACCAAATACAACCAGAGCTTATATATGTAGCTACAGCATCAGCAGGTGGAGTAGCTAAATATCTTAATGAATATCTAAAAACAAAACAATTTAATAAATTAGTATTACTCGCAAATACAGTCGTTTCTGGATTCTCTGGGTACATATTTGCAAAGTTTTCTGTTGCTCTAGGATTAGATATAGAGATGAGTTTTACAATGGCAGGTCTAGGAGGATTTATGGGCTCACGAGCTATAGACTTTATAGAAGATATATTAAAAAGAAGAAACACACCAACAGTATAATATGAAATCAGAACAATATTCACTTAACCAATCTGACATGTATAAGACGCTCCGTGGAGCTGCTATTATAGCATTGTCAGTTATTATCACTCAAGTTTCAGAAAAATATACAGACATGACATTCGCTATTACTCTTGGCGATAAAGTAGTAGATATAACACAATACGCAGTTGTATTAATAGCAACAATTCTCGAATTAGGTCGAAGATTTGTAGCAGATAATCAAACACAATAATATGACAAAAGATTCATTCATGAGCTTCTATGGAACAAATAAAAATGCAGACGTACTATATGATAGTCTAAGTACAGCGTTAAGCAACGAAGGAATATTGACACCTTTAACCCTGCTCGGTGCACTGGCAACGTGCAGAGTTGAAGTCGGAAAAGAGCTTAAGCCTGTATTAGAAAAAGCAACAGGAGATGCATATGAAGGTAGAGTTAAAAACCTAGGTAATACACAAGTTGGTGATGGACGAAAGTTCAAGGGCCGTGGTTACATACAAATTACAGGTAGGTACAATTATGAAACATTTGGTAAGAAGCTTGGATTAGACCTAATTGCAAATCCAGAGCTCGCACTAGATGTAAATAACGCAGCTCGTATACTTGCACGATTCTTCAAAGATAGAAAAGTGAATGTAGCTTGCGATGCAAAAGATTGGGTAAAAGTTAGAAAGCTAGTAAATGGAGGAGCTAACGGTCTTGAAGATTTCAAGTCAGTAGTCTCGCAGTATTTAGCTAAGTCTGGATTATAAACACTTGACAACTATCATTTTATATGATATAATACTATATATGAAAATATTCTTTACATTAATTCTATTCGTATTCTTTATTTGTTTCTTTAGTATCATTACAGAAGGAACTCTTTCAACAAGAATCTATAACCTGTGGAATGTCGCTACTGCTCCAGTAGACACAACTACAACAAGCTAAATTATGAGCCCTACAGATATAACACCTGTATACAGAATACTAAAAGATATAACTCCTGAAAAGCGTGGATATTTTATTGTAGAAAATCCTACACTAGAACTGTTCAAGACAAATCTTTCCGCTGATTTACTTAATCTTGGAAGCTCAATGTATCTAACAAATGGAACATGGATTGATACTGTTCTTAATGAAATACCCAGCTCACTATACGCTAACACGTGGTGTGTTATAAATGGATTTGGTAATTCAACCTCTGAGCTTAGAAGAATTGTTGGACATGCAAACGATGGGAGGCAATTTGACGTATCTACATTAGAGTACAAGCACACCAGAGGGGAATCAGTTTCTGTTGTACCATTTTCAGCTATTGTATTACAAGGATGTACTACTGAGACTGGTACATATACAACAGTAAAGACTCAACAGATAGACTATCAAAGCTCCGTGACAGCAGTGTCTATAGACTTTGAGGATAATCCAACCTATAGATTCTACAAGATTTACTTTGTTGATACTGCGAGCGGTTCTACTTCACTGCTATCAAGCAGCGTAATATGTAATATAGATTCTACTACTTCTACAAATACACAGATATTCGTAAACAGCGTTAGAACCGTTAATAACGTCGGGTCAGATATATCGGATAGTTTCATTATTGAATGTATCAATGACGCTCGTGACTACATCGACTCAGAAGCACCAGCAGCAATGCGTTCATGGAATTCAGAATTTGATTATCCAAGAACATTGATTGCAGGGACAAACTTCATTGACCTACCATCAGATATTAGAGTAAGCCATTCAAATAAATCATTATTAAGGGCACGAATAGTGTCGAACCAGTTCGCATTTCAGAAAGACCTAAATTATGTTGACAAAGCTACTTGGAACTACGTTACACGATTTACATCTCCATACACTGTTTCTGGCAACGTCACTTCTGGCGCAACGAGCATTGTTCTTACTAACACAAGCTCGCTTGGCGATTCAGGTAGTATTAGCATCGCTGCTGAAACTGTATCACAAGATATAATGGTTGTTACATTCACAGCGAATGACAAAGCAACTAATACATTAACAGTAACTGGCTCAACAGTTACAAGAAACATTACAAGCGGAACACAAGCTTGGAACGCTACAAACTTTTCTTACCCTCAATACTATACAGTATTTGATGGAAAGATTTGGCTCGATTATCCAGTATCAAGTCAGCTTAACGGTTCACAAGTATATCTTGACTACTACAAGACTATACCACGAATTACGTCTGTACAAGACGAGCTTCCAGAAGAATACTTCAATATTTATAAGCCATATATTGCATATAGACTTAAGAAGTTCCGTGATAAGAACATCAAGCCGACGGATATAGATTACTCAGAGTTCGTAGCGAAGGTGAAAAAGCTTCACGATAACTCATACAACGGTCAATACTTCACAATAGAACAAACAGGATAATATGTCACAAACATTCAAAGGACAAGTTAAAATACCACAACCAAAAGAAGGCATAATCAGAGGTGCTGCTCTTGATGATATGATTTCAGATGAGAAAAGTCTGGAAATGTCTTTGAATTTTCAGTATGACAGTATAGGAAGGTGTACAGCAAGAAATGGTTTAAGCAGCCTGTACGGTATCAACCTTGACACAGGTGGAACATTCCCAACGTATTTACAATCTAAGGTTATTACAATGGGTACATATAATAAAAATGCATCAACAACAGATAATCGACTTTTGACTGCTACTCTTTACGCATCTGCTGGCGATGTAATATTACACGCATGGAACCCAGCGTTAACTAATACTTACTCTCATTCAGACGCCCTAGGTGTTACACCTCTCCCAACAAAAGTTAGATTCGCACAATTTACTGATTACACTTATATAGTCAGTGGAAATAATGGAGCTGTTGTTAAAACATATAATACAACGTCTGGATTTAGTACTACAAATACTGGCTCACTCCCAAAAGGAGACTTTATTGAAACATACGGAGGTAGAATTTGGATAGCGAATCAAGCAAATGATAGAATATATTATAGTGACGTTGTGTCATCTACTGGAGTAATAAGTGGTGGTACGTCATACCTTGGTACATTATCACCACAAGATGGAGAACAGATTACAGCACTTAAAAGATTTCCAAAGGCGTTACTCGTATTCAAGGAAAACCACATATTCAGAATATATTCAACTGATAGCGCAGACAGTTACCCATGTGCAAATGTTGGTACGTTTAGTAGTGAAAGTGTTATCGATACAAAAGATGGTTTATACTTCCACCACAGTTCAGGATTCTACAAATTCGTTGCAGACCAGCCACCAGTTGAAATCTCACAAAGAATTAAAGACTTTGTGCAGGCAATACCACGAGCAAGTTATGGAAACATATTTGCTTGGGTAGAAGATGATAAGATTCATTGGTACGTTGGCGATATAACCATAGGAGACGTTAGTTATAGTAACTGTGCGTATGTATATACAATCTCTAAAGAGGTGTGGTCTATATATAGCTTTGGTCGTAAACTAACTGCATCTACGACATTTGACGATGATATAGCAATCAGACCAGTTGTAGCAGCAACAACAAAGTTCTTCGGGAACCCGCCAGACGGGCCATTTATTAGAATATACCAATCTGGAGTTGGAGTTACGGATGACGGTGTAGAGCAGCAATTTGAAATAATAACACGTTGGGCAGGATATACAGCGATGGTATCAAAGATTAAATCTCTCGGTATGGTAGCAGTCCAACATGAAAATATGGCAGGAGCACTAGTGCAATATCAGGTTGATAATGACAATGAGAATAAGTGGAGAGATATTGGAAGAATAACTGACTCGTACATAGCTGAACTACCATTAAAAGAGCCAAAAGAATTTAGGAGATGTAGATTTAGATTGTCTGGATTCTTCAAAAACTTACCACAAGTGTTTGACGAAGACGGGACAGAGCCTATAACGCCAACAGTAGAGGCAGCATCACTAACAAGATACATATATAAGTCGATTGATATTCCATTACTAGAAGACTCAGGTTACGATACAGTATAGTATGCCAAATCTAGCCGACATAGGTTTGAAAAAGAACCTTTATAAAGAAGCAAGCGCAGAAAGCTCACTTGACGACCAACAAAGCTTAGCCCAACAAATAACTAATATTACTAATCAAGTAAGTACTGTTGCGCCAGGTACATTGATGCAAAATGTTAAGTTGACAGGTGTTTGCACACTTAACAGCCAAAACATGCCAAGAATATTTTGGGGGGCAAGCGATGTGCTTCCAGCTGGATGGTCAATCACAAACCCATCTACAGGAAACTATACAATCACTCACAATCTAGGAGCAATTGTAACACCAATTTTAACAGCTAAGAATGACGGGACAATAAATGTAGCCGTCGCATCTGAAAGCGTTAACGCATTCAGTGTTGTAACAAAGGCAGTAGCAACAGGAGCAAATACAAATTCATCGTTCTACATAGCCGCATTTATACTATAATATATGGCAAGTAAATCATCATCAAGTTCAAAAAGCTCATCAACTTCATCGAACAAATCAACATCATCACCAGCTGGTTCTTACCAGATAGGTGGAAATACATACAACGCTGGAGGGGGACTAATAAGTCGTGGCTCTTCTGGTGGAGGCTCTTCAAGTGGAGGAGGAGGAAGCTCATACTCGCCACCTGCTGCTACTGTTACAAGGAAACAGACACAGAACGGAGTAACAAAGACCACGTACTCAGACGGAAGCTATACATATACACCAGTAGGTTCAACTGGGGCATCACTTACATCAAGTTCACAATATCAGACAGGAAGTCCAACTGGTGGAGGAGCTACAATCGTTAATACTGGCCCAACTAAACCAGAGGCAGCATACAACGCAGACCCAATTGCATTACAGCAATCATTGCTTAAAGCTCAAACGACAGGAGATTACTCAGAGGTAGAAGCAAACTACGGAACAGCAGCAGCAACATTCTTAAAGAAAATGCAAGAGCAAGGAGTCTCATATCTCGACCAACAAGATTCAGAAGCGAAAGGAAACATAGCACGATTCTTAGGCGACCAAAACTCACAACTTGCAACAGACCTTGAAGCAGGAAGAATGGCATACCAAGCAGCTCGAAGAAATCTTGACAACTCAGAAGCGGCTAACAACACATTGTTCTCATCAGAACGTCCTAACAGAGAAAAGACATTGCTTGATATTGCGAACAGCCAACTTGCGTCAAAGACAAGCCAGACATCACAGCAAAGACAACAGACGCTACGTGAATATGAAAAGAAATACGGTTCTAATATTCTTAAGAACTACGACTTAGGACTCAAAACAGGAACACTTGGTTACAACGGCTCGCAGGCATCACTAACGCCAGGAATTGCAGAAGGATACTCAGCACTCGGTAATGCATACGGTACGAATAGAAGTGATTACAACTCAAACGTACTTGACACCGCATACTCGACAATAAGCAACGCAATCGACAGCGCACGTCTACAAAGACAAAAATCATCAGGACTATAATATGAACTTCTTCGACTACAATTTTAAGGATAACAAACCAAAGAAACCTCTAGCAACAAAAGCTAGTGGCTCTTCTTCGTTATATGGAATACCTGTTCCACAATCGTATAAGTCTCCATTTATCGGAGTTACTAATAAACAAAAAGATTCTGCTAAGAACACAGTTGCAAACAAGATGGCTGAATCTGTATTCAAGAAAACAGTTGCATCTAATCCAGGATTCAATCCTTTTGCTACGACTAATCTTAAACAGCCTGTGAATCAAGTTCCTGCAGAACAGGTATCATCAAGAATGCCAGTACAACCAGCTCCAGTACAACCGAAACAAACACAACAGAAAATGAGCTCTGGATTATTTAGTGCGTTTCCAGGTAATATAGCAATGGACAAACAAACAGGTAAGATTGGAGGAACATCATTGTTCGGAGCTAAGAAAGCAGAACCAGAAATCAAGCCTAAGCCAGTTAAGGTAGCAGATGTCTATGCTCTTGTAAATGAGACAGGTCTTCAATACGAAGAAGCAGCTCGATACTTAGCAGAGAAAAATAAGAAGGAAGCAGAAGATGCAGCAATCATCAACAGAGTTACATCAGAGGCTAACCAGACAGAAAAAGAAAGACGTGCTAATGAGATTAGATTACAGATGGGACTAGACTTACAAGGAACTAATCCAGATGCATTACGCTCTATAGGAACTCCAGGACAAGCACCAGCACAGCAACAAGAGCAGGACCTAGAGGCGCAATACAATGGAGCACCCACTCAGAACTCTAACTACACAGCACAGTTTGATGACCAAGGTAATCTAGTATCAAGTGGAGGAACACCAGCTAATATGCCATCAGGAGCAACACCATCTCCAACCACTGGGACAACATCAACAAACACAGGAACACAACAAGGAGTTGACAATGCTACAGCAGCTAATATGAATACACCAAATAACACAGCAGATGCGGCAGCACAACAAAAACTTGAATCACTTGATTCAATGGCACTTGCATTACTTACAGGAGCGCACGATGAATTGCTCTATGGAAACGATGAAGCTTGGTGGAATCAATTAAGCCCAGTAGAACAACAAAAGAATAGAATCAAAGCATTTGAAAGCGTACAAAGACAATCACAGGAATACTACAAAGAGTATCAAGATAAGAAGTCAGCAGAATCAAGCGCAGCAAAGACAAAGCCAGGAATAATGAATGAATTAGGTATTGGCGCATT